GGAAAGTGGAACTGGTCGAGACCGTAAAGGAATCAGTGCCAGAATGTGACTACTATTGGGACGCAAACGACTGAAGGAACGGGGCTACAATCCCATTCTTTTAGGAGACCTACAATGAACACCCTTAACCTCATTCGCAAGCAGATCAACAAAGCTGCTGCACTTCATGACGCACAGATTACCCACGCTGCATATCGTGGCGTTGCGTATGACACACGTTGTGTTGAGATGACCGAACCACATGGCACTTACTGCTATCGTGGTCGCACTTACACCAAGTGATCGCCATGGAAGCACTACAAATTTCGGGACTGATTTCCCTAGGTTGTGTGGCATTCATCGGCATGATTTATGGAGAACTACTCCTCTTACATAGGGGGTAGGTAAATGCTGAAGGTCAGATTTGAATATGACCTTCCAGAATACGATCCATCAAAACACGATCCAGATAAAGTCTTCGGATTTTTGACCTATCGTGGTGTACATTATGCCAAGTGGGTAGATCTAAAATCTAGAGCAGATAAAATCTGGAAGACCAAGTGAGGGGTTGCGACCCCTCTTTTTTTATGGTAAAATATAATTAAAGGGAGGTGCTATGTCTAATTGGTATGATCATTATCATGAAGCATGGTATGATAATCTTCAAGGAAATTGGGAACTACCTGGAGCAGGCAAACGTTCTACAATTACCATGAGACATATCCTACACCTCCTAGACGACTCTAGATTAAAAAGGTTGAGTCTACGTGACATCGCATGGAAAGGAAAGCATTTCTTCCCCTATCAATGTGGAGAAGAATGCTTTTGTTGTGGTGGTCAGAGGTATACTACTGCTGATACATCCTACCCAGGAATAGTTCTGCACAATGCTCCCAATCCATATGCAAATGACTATCGAATGATCGATGGAAAGCATAGGATGATGAAGTTACTTCTGTCTGGTGTAACCTCTAGTCTATTCTATGTCATTGAATATGATGAGGTAAAAGACTACGTTCGTAGACTGGATATATAATAAAAGGGAGATGAATATGGACAGAGATAAACTCAAACTGATCTACAAGAATCTTAAATCTATTCTAAATGCATTAGAATCAGAGATCTATTCAGACCCAGACGCTTACACAGAAGACTCAAAAGTATCTGCGGCTTATGCTAGGTATGATTCGCAAGATGATGACGATGGGTATACAGACTGACAAAACTATGTTATAATACACACATGAAACGTTCTCGTATTCTAAAGAAAGCAATTAAGAGTGCGGTTCGCAATGGCAAAGGACTTGACAATCTAGTTGGTGCATATGCGGACGAGTTGCTGAAAGAAGCACTCATCAAACAAACAAATAAAAGAAAAGGTTTTGGTTATGTCGAACGTGAGACTGATTTCAGTGACCCCAGAGGCGGAGAAGACGATGGGGTACGTAGCGAGAGTCAGCAATCCGAACAACCAGGAGAACCCGAAGGTAGCGGGACTCCTTAAGTATTGTGTAAAGCATCAACACTGGTCTGTCTTTGAGCAGGCATTCATGACTCTTGAGATTGAAACTACCAGGGGACTGGCAGCTCAAATTTTGAGGCACCGTAGCTTCACATATCAAGAGTTTTCCCAACGGTATGCTGACAGTTCTATGTTGGCAGACAAGATCCCTCTACCTGATCTGCGTCGTCAAGACACAAAGAATCGACAGAACTCTATTGATGACATCGATCCTTTCACACGGCAGGAGTTCCAGATCAAAATGCAGAAGCACTTTGATGAAGGAATGAAGCTATATAAAGACATGCTCGATGCTGATATCGCAAAGGAGTGTGCTCGTTTTGTACTCCCCCTCGCCGTACCCACAAGATTATACATGAGCGGTTCATGTCGCTCATGGATCCATTATATCCAACTGCGTTCTGCTAATGGAACACAGAAAGAACACATGGACATCGCTAACGCTTGCAAAGATATCTTTGTCGAGCAATTCCCTACAGTATCTGAAGCACTTGAATGGTTATGAAACTACTTACACTTGAAGATTATGAGAAGGCGGGCGAGAACTTCTGGCCGAAGTATCGTTACGTTGCCAAAGAACTTGGCGATGGTGCCAGGACAGAAGATGTTCTCAAAGTCATGGAAGCAATCGGTGGGGTTGCTTTGAAGGTGGCACTAGAAGAGAAACTTACAGGACCATTTGGATTCAACAAAAAGGAGAAAGAAGATGCCGACGTATCCAGTAATTCATAAGGAGACTGGGGAGAAGAAAGAACTCTCCATGACCATGACCGAGTATACAAAATGGCGGGAAGAAAATCCCGAGTGGGATAAAGACTGGCAAGCAGGCGTCTCTGGCGTCGGTGAGGTTGGTGACTGGAAAAACAAGATGAGCAAGACTCATCCTGGATGGAATGACATCATGACCCGAGCATCAAAGATCCGCAATTCAACTATCGAGTGGTAAACTATGGCAAGAGCAAGAAAGCGTAATCAACCTGACATCAACGGTATGTCTACGAAGATGATGAAGAGAAAGAAACCTATCAATTCATCCTATCTACTACCAGTAGAACCTCTTACAGATAACCAACGTGTTATGTTTGAGGAGTATGGTAAGGGACAAAACATCTTCGCTTACGGTGCTGCTGGTACAGGTAAAACGTTTGTTGCTTTGTACCTGGCCCTCCGTGATGTACTAGACGAGGACTCTCCCTATGATAAAGTTTATATCGTTAGATCCTTGGTCGCGACGAGAGAGATCGGGTTTCTACCAGGAACCCATGAAGATAAAGCATCTCTGTATCAGATTCCTTACAAGAACATGGTGAAATACATGTTCGAGATGCCTGATGATGCATCCTTTGAGATGCTCTATGAAAATCTGAAGGCACAGGAAACTGTATCGTTCTGGTCTACATCATTCCTCCGTGGTACTACGCTGGACAACTCCATTGTTATCATCGATGAATGTCAGAACCTGAACTTCCACGAACTTGATTCGATCATGACTCGCTGTGGTCAAGACACCAAGATCATGTTCTGTGGTGATGCTCGTCAGTCTGACCTGCAGAAAGCACAAGAGCGCACTGGTATCCTAGACTTCCAAAGCATCCTTGAGAACATGAAAGAGTTCTCGATGGTTGAGTATGGTATCGAAGACATCGTTCGCTCTGGACTTGTTAAGTCCTACCTGATTAGTAAGATGAACCTAGGACTCTGATGCATATCTTTAACCATGTAGATGGCCTTGTGCCTATTGAGATGACAGCAGAAATGATTGATGGGAAGAGATATTATCTCACCCCAACTGGTGGTCAGTACCCATCAATCACTACGGTCATCAGCAACAACTCCGCCAAGCAAGCAGGTCTTGCCAGATGGCGAGCACGGGTAGGCAAAGACAAAGCGCAAGCAAAGTCTAACCGTGCAGCAGGTAGAGGCACTCGCTACCATAAACTGGTTGAAGATTACATCAACAACGAACTTGATACCGAGAAGTACAAGGACATGCCCTTGCCTTGGACGATGTTCCATTCCTCCCGTGAAATTCTTGATCGTATAAATAGGGTATACCTACAAGAGGCGGCACTATACTCTGACGTTTTACAAATTGCAGGACGAGTGGACTGCATTGCAGAGTATGAGGGAGAACTGGCCATCATTGATTTCAAGACAGCAGAAGCACCAAAGAAGGAGCAATATCTTTACGACTATTATGTGCAAGAATGTGGCTACGCATGTATGCTGCAGGAAGTATATGGATTGTCTGTAAAGAAACTTGTTACTATTGTTGCTTGTGAGAATGGTGACACTCAAGTAAAAGTTATGCCACCTAAAAAGGAATACCTTTTATCATTACAAGCATACATCAAGGAGTATCAAGAAAAACATGCTAGAAAAACTGGAGGATAAATTTATGACAACTGCGAGATTTTCGCAGGACGTTGAGAAAATTGCATACGAAAACTCGATGAACTATATCGATGCGATTGTTCACTACTGTGAAACACATGAGATTGAACTTGAATCAGTTCCTAAACTGATCAGCAAACCTCTAAAAGAAAAGTTAAAGTACGACGCACAAAAACTAAACTACATCAAGAAAACTAGCAGAGCAAAATTGTTATTGGTATGAGTGACTTCTTTAGATCCGAGATGGTCCAGGGAGACCTACAAGAACTGGCAAAAATGCAAGAGTATTGCATGAAATCCATGGTGGCATTCCCTGCGTTGTCTCCTGAAAAGAAGATGGAATACTTCGACGTGCTCCAAGAGATGATCGAAAAGCAGAAGGTTTTCTACGCCCGTCTCAAGTTGAGTGGGCCAGATAACCAAGAGGCACAAGACATGGCAGACAGCATTAAGCAAGCTGCTATGATGTATGGTGCCAGCGAACATGAGGACGCGAACGTGATCTTTGATGATCTGATCAGCAAAGTTGAGATGATGAAGAAGCATCTAGAGGCAGAAGGGTCTTGACCCCTCCTTCTGCCTGTGTTATAATTCGTTGGTGACGCGGGGTCACACAAACCAAATCCAATCTATCCGAACAATCCTATGTCTTTTGCAGATCTTAAGCGCAAGTCCCAGACCAACTTTGACTTCCTCCAGAAGGAACTCACCAAGTCCAGCACTACTTCAGGTGGTGCCGACGAACGTCTGTGGAAGCCCGAACTTGACGCTTCGGGGAACGGTTACGCAGTCATCCGTTTCCTTCCCGCACCCGAGGGTGAGACCCTCCCCTGGGCAAAACTGTATCGTCACGCCTTCCAAGGTCCTGGCGGTTGGTTGATCGAGAACTGCCTCACCACCAAGGGCGACCAGTGTCCTGTCTGTGCCCACAACAACAAGCTGTGGAACAGTGGTGTTGAGAGCGACAAGGAAACTGCGCGTAAGCAGAAGCGCAAGCTTGAATACTACTCCAACATCCTCGTTGTGAGTGACCCCAAGCACCCTGAAAATGGAGGGAAAGTCTTCCTTTATAAGTATGGCAAGAAGATCCATGACAAGATCATCGCTGCCATGCAACCTGAATTTCAAGACGAATCTCCTGTAAATGTATTTGATTTCTGGGAAGGTGCTAACTTCAAGCTGAAGATTCGTACCGTCGCTGGTTACTGGAACTACGATGCGTCCGAGTTCACTGCTCCTGCTGCTCTGTCTCCTGATGACGACGAGATGGAAGCAATCTGGAAGCAAGCATACAGTCTGGAAGCATTCACTGCTCCCAGTGAGTTCAAAGAGTATGATGCTGTTGAGAACCGTCTGAATGCTGTGCTTGGTCTGTCGGCCCCGCGCCCTGTTCAACAGGCACAAGAAGAAGAGGAGCAAGACCCCGCTCCCATCGGTGGTTTCAATGATTCTGACATCACTGTGTCTTCTTCCGAGAGTTTCGGATCCTCATCTACTGATGACGACGATGCTCTGTCCTACTTCCAGAAGCTCGCTGAAGAATGAGGTGGAACTATGAGAGGGTCTGCTTGACCCTCCTGGTTATCGCAACATACTATGCACTACTTTTTAAGTAGATACGGGGGTCATCTGACCCCTGTTTTTTTAAGCCTTTTTGAAACGAAGTCTGACGATCTCTTGTAGTTGTTGGAGTTCTTGAATTCATCAACGAACTGGGTGAGGTATCCAGACTTCAGTAAATAAATTTCTCTAAAGTTATCATTCATCTTATGCTCATGATCATACCCAGTTACGGGGTGGCATACAGATGAACCAGGAACAGTAACAGTATTAGATCCATCCCAGTACGAGAACGGTGAGTTGTAGAAGTTCTCATCCACTTTCAGTCCACCTTTTAGAGCGATGTTGTATACTCTTCTACGAGTAGAGTCGCCAATGAGATACTGATCCGTCTTTACTTCATCAGTCTCATAGTACAGTGGAGCATAAGCATTAGTATATTTCTTTTCAGCATACTTCTGCACTGCAGCAGGTGACCTGGGCCACTCAAACAATGGATTGATTATATTATTGGTTAAGATAACAACCCAGTCATAGAATGGACTATCATAGGTAGCATTAGCAATTGTTGCTGGAGTCTCACCATCATCAACAGCATACTTGTTATAGTATACAGAGTAGTTGAAGATATCAGGATTGATTTCGTATCTCCTGAAGAAGTTCTTCGCAGTTACGAAGTCAGACTTGGTAAACGGATACTCTAATGGTTTAGTATCGTATTCAATGTTAGGAATTAGATTGAAATACATCAGTAACTTGCTCCGTCTACTGTGATATCATCTGCAAATAGCATCTTGAGTTCTTTGAACTGTAACGTGAGTGTAGTTGCTACTGGCGCACCGACTACATTCATTCCAGTAGATGATGATACTCCTTTATATGTAGCCCATGATCCATCAGGTGTATAGTTCACACTGACATTACTTACAGCACATGGTTTGAATTGGGATACGAACTGGTTGGCACTGTTGCCAGTCATGAAGGTAACCTTCACAATTTTTGGAACCTTGATGAACTGACCACCAAATTCTGGGAGCATGTTCCTCTTAAAGGTGTTGCAGATTCTCCTGATCTCTTCTGATTCATCTGCCGTTGATGCAAACATTTTGAAACTCAATGAGAAAGTTCTCATCTCTGGAGCTTCATACATCATCTCTACGTTTGGGTTGACAACCTTTCCTACGGTTCCTCCCAACGCTTGGTTTGTTGTTACGCTAGTACCTAATGCTTTGTTTGCATTGTTTACAATTTCATCAATTAATTTTCTTTGGATGCCACCACCAGCACTCTCTAGAAAACTTCCGAGATCAAAGTTTCCTACAGCTCCAGACATAATCTCTTTAGCAATCAAACCAAACCCAGCAGCACCCCAGTTAGCACCGTATTCTGACTGAATATCTTCAGGCATATACATCAAAACACTACCAACGTTCTCGCCAAGAACATCGTCACTGACTGACATGCTATACTCTTGACGTTGGTTACCTGATCTATCTTGATTGAATGGTGGTTCGTATTCGTAGAACTCAAACGCAACGTAATCACTATTTTGTGTGATCGCTTGGTGCTTTGGATATCTTAAGGCATTGCTATCAGACGTGTTTGTTTTACCGAAAGATGTAACGCCAATATTAATTACTTCATTGCCACCCAAATCTTGTATGGGATCGGAGAGAGCATCTCTATCACCATAAGCCGAAGGACTTGCTGGAATACCCATTACTTCACCATCTCCTTATCTGATTGTTTACCATATCCTTTGATGATTCGTTGTGCTTTGAGACGATCTTTGGAATCTGTTTCTGCCCATACTAGTTCTCTTTCGTATGGAATCTTACCAGATCCTTTAGTAATAACGAAGTCTTCAACAGGCAGGAAGATGGATGTTTGCCACTCACTTATTGCAAGGTCAAGGAAGAGACTCTTACAGTGTGCCTTGATATATTTATGTACGATAGAGCGAGGCATATCTATGAGTCCACGCTCTAGTTTTTGTATGACCTTAACTCTTTGTTTGGGATTGATGTAGTGTAAATTCGCTCCGTAAAACTCTTCTCCCATATCTTTTATGATATAAACAAGAGGAAACTTATCATAGTATGGTAACCACTTTGACTTGGCCTGATACTCAAAGAAGTATAGGTGTCCATCCTTCACAGTCTTACGCAAGATGTTTTCATCCTGCACTTGGTCACTGTTATCTCTCTTCTCTTTTCTCAATACTCGTTCAGGTTCTGTCTCGTATGTAGCGGCCAGAGTCTTTACCTTCTCTTTGTACCAGGATATTGGTTTTTTCTCACCGTTAGTTGCTGCACTAACTTTCTCGAAGATAGTTTCGTACTTGTTCTGGGTTCCACCGAACCCTTTAGCTCTTCTTCTTGCCATGGGTGCCTACTCCTAGGTGATCTTCGGTTAGGATTAAAAATTTCATCTGCCTATCCTCACAGAAGTCCTCGGCGGCGTCCCATTTGGCACGGTTCTTCATGAATGTAAAGACTTCTTTCTTCCAAGCGGCAGTCTTACGTTTTGGTTTCTCATTAGGTGGTTGAGTTTGCTTCTTTGGTTTCACTTCAATGATGTACTTCTGGTAACGCCCTGTCCTATCCTTCACCTTGATATAAAAATCTGGATAGTATCTGTGTACCCTGCCATCAGTAGGACACTTGTACGGAATGATTACTTCCTCGCTGCCCCACTCAACTATGTTATCATTATGATCACAGAAGAACATGAACTTGCGCTCCCAGAGAGAGCGGAAAATAATCCTGGTTGGATTACCTTTGTACTTCCGTGGGTTGGTTGGTTTATAAACACCTGAATATGCCATGATAAATATAGTTGGACCAACTATTCTTATTTAGTGTGTCACTAGATACTTTCTTACAATCCATTGCCCAGCGTGGTGGCATGTCCATGACAAATGGATATGATGTAGACTTTAACTTACCTTCATCTCTTGCTAACTACCTCAATCCTTGGGTTGGTGATGTAACTAATGCCAGAAGCCCATCAGAAAAGGGTATCATGATCAAGTTGTTGTGTGATGAGGCACAACTTCCTAATGTGCAGGCAGCAACTGGATCTGTGAGTGGTAGGTTCTTGGGTGAGAGTCAAGTTAACTATCCCTACGCAAAATTTTATAGTGACTTGTCCTTGACATGGATGTGTGATGCTGATATGATTCCATTGAAGTTTGTCACAGCATGGCACTCATACATTTTCAATGGCGGTGATCCTGATGATCCTAAAACGTCAGAGGCTGGACTGAATACTATCAAAAACATCACACCCAGACCGATAAACAGAGCGGTGCGTCTGAAGTATCCAGAAGAGTATGCTTGTCCTACGATGAGGATCACCAAGACCGAGAGGAATGGTGTTGCTCCTAACGGTAGAGCATCCGTCACATATATTTTGGAGAACGCATATCCATACTCTATTGACTCTGTTCCTCTGTCATATGGTACGTCACAGATCACCAAGGTGACTGCTAACTTCTACTATCAAAAGCACACTGTTGTTTTTGGAGATGCAACTGGCAATCTGGATTTCCCTTTCTGATTACCTAAATTCAGAAAAATTTTTCCCGCCAAAAAATCGCTCAAAAAGTCGAGCTAAATAAATATACGATTTGATTTACACATTTCATGGCATTACCTAAACTTGGTGTTCCTACTTACGAACTAACTCTCCCATCCACAGGCAAGACGGTAAAGTATAGACCATTCCTAGTTAAAGAAGAGAAGATTCTTCTACTTGCTTTGGAATCTGGAGACGAGAAAGAAATTATTAGTGCAGTGAAGGGCACATTGAGAGCATGTATTCTTTCGAGAGTGAAGGTAGATCAACTACCATCATTTGATCTTGAGTATCTGTTCCTTAAGATTCGTGCCGCTGCTGTTGGATCATTCATTGAGATGACTGTTACTTGTACTGATGATGGTACAACTCAAGCAAAAGCAGGCATTGATATTGATGATGTGGAAGTTCAGATGCAGGAGGGCCATGACAGAAAGATCATGCTGACTGATGACATGGGAATCATCATGAACTATCCCAGCATGGATAGATTTATTGAGTCCCAGTTCTTGCAGAAGGATCTAGACCCCGAGCACATCTTTAACTTCATCGCTGAACACATCGATCAGATCTTCCAAGGTGAAGATGTTTATGACTCTTCTACTACAAGTAAGAAAGAGTTCCGTGAGTTCGTTGAGGGTTTGACCAGCAGACAGTTCGAGGCAATCCAAAAGTTCTATGAGACTATGCCCAAACTTTCACACTCATTTACAGTAGACAATCCCAACACTGGTGTGGAGTGTAAGTATACTATTGAGGGACTGCAATCTTTTTTCGCATAGCGGTCTTTCAGAATAGTCTGGAGGGCTACTACAAGACTAACTTCGCTATGATGCAGTACCATAAATACTCTTTGACGGAAATAGAAAACATGATGCCTTGGGAGCGTGAAGTATACACCTCCCTGTTGATTCAGCACATTCAAGAAGAAAAGAAAAAAGCAGAAGAAGCAAAGGCTCGTAGATGAAGTTCACCACTCCACCACCAGAAGGAATAGTTCAATGGTATAGGGCTGGTGTGCCTGGTGGTGGACAGAAGGATCATATTTTTGATAGAGTAAGAGCAAAACTATCTGGTGGTCAGGCTTACGATGGCACCAGATATTTTAAGTTGCATAGTAAACAGTTGTCCACAAAGGACTTGGATACTATCATCGCTAACATGAAGCAGGATGAGGCTGGATATCCAACCTTTCAAACTGGTAGCACTAGCGGCATTGACGAGACAAGGTATCAAGAGTGGTTGATTGAACGATATCTACCAGTAAAATCTAGCACCGAAGGATTTACAGACACAACTATCTCTAATGAGGATAAGAAAGAGGTAGTAGAGGAGGAAGCGAAAGACGTTGTAGAAGAGGCGGAAGAAGAGGTAAAGGAAAACATTGAAGAGGCTGCTGAAGTAGTAGATGAGGCACTAGAAGATGCTCCGATAGAAGAACCTGAAGTTGCAAAAGAGGAAGCACCAGATCTATCTGACATCGTAGACTTACTGCCCCCTGGTATGTTGGCGGCAGTCAATCAACAGACGGGACAGAACTACGAGAAGACACCAAAGACTTCTAAATCATCGTCTTCTGGTTCAATCTCTAACAAGAAGATGTTGTCCACGTTGGTGTCATCATTAGATGCCATTGCTGGTACTCTGTCAAGTATTAATGTAGAACTGAAGAAGCAAAATACAATGCTTGGAGAAGCATTGGGTTCTACTGTCACTAATCTGCAAGAGATTGAGACCAGTCATGAGGGACTCAATCAAAAGTTTGATGCTATTCTTGCTGCCTTCCAAGCACAAACTGCAGCAGCAGAGCAAGCGATTGATGATGCAGAAACTGCTAGAGATATTGCTGCACGTCAAGCACAGAGTGATGTTGCTGACACAATTGGTATCCCAGACCCTAACGACAAGGATAAGAAGGGTGGCGGCGGTGGAAAAAGTAATTACTTCGGGCGCATAGCTCGTTGGATGTGGAAAAAGTTTGCTCCAAAATGGATGAGATCTCGTCTTCGTCTGTTGAGGATGAAGTTTGGTCCGAAAAACATTGTACGTAGAGCAGGAAATTTTCTCAACACCCAGAAGGAAAGGGCTGCAAGATTTTTAGGCAACACCAAAGATCGTATTGCTGGTGCTGTTAAGAGAACAACAACTGCTGTATCTACAAAGGTAGATGATACAGTTAAGGCTACCAAAAGATTTGGTGGCGAAGCTCTTGAAGGTGTAGCAAGATTTGGTCAAAGATTTGGTGATGATGCTGTACGATATGGTAAAAGGGGACTTGCTTTTGTAAAAAATTCTCCTGTTGCTAAAAGAATAGCAATAGCATCGACAAAGTACGGCGGAAGAATGGTTCCTGTTGCTGGAACTGCTATTAGTGCTGCTGATGCTGCTGATAGAGCAATGAGGGGTGACACCGTAGGTGCATGGCTTGCTGGACTTGGTGGCACTGCTGGTCTAGTTACTACTGCTACTTCTGGTGCTGCTCTTACTGGTGCTGGTGCTGCTGTCCCAGCGGTTGCGGAAGCAGTATCTATTGCTGCTGATACTGGACTATTCATGTATGATATTTTTAATGCCATCACTGGTAGAGAATTTACTGCCGAAGATCAGAAAGCAGTTGATGAAAGTTTGCCTCAAAAAGAAACTGGTGGACTAACTAAACCAGGACTTGCCATGCTTCATGGAACGGAAGCAATTGTTGATAAAGATTATTCTCCCACCAAGATGTTGAGTCCTATTGGCGGAGCCTTGATAGGAGCAGCATCTAATTTCTTAACGCAAGCAGGTCCCGCAGCAGCATTAGTTGCTCCCATGTTCAAGCAGGTTGCTGGATCTCTCACTAATGTATTTGATGTTCCTGCTACTTTGGCACAAACAAATGTCGGTGGATCCTTTGCTGGCATTGATAGTGCTTTGAAAGAAAGTAAAAAGAAAGCAAAAGATAAAGGTGACATTTTTGAGGAAGAAACAATAGACTTATCCGATGCAGAGAAGAAGCAACTAGATGAAGCAGATTCAAATACTGGTAACTTTTTCTCTGGTCTTGCTAGATTCTTTGGCATCACACCAAGAGGTCCCGATGGAACTCCAGTTCCTCCTGCTGCACCAACCGATGCCAACTTACCATCAACAGGTGTGGTCAGAGATAGACCATGGAACACTGGTATTAAGTTAACTACCCTGACTACACAAAGTGGTAAGTCATTCCAGGTAGCTAGTATTGTTGCTAATCAATTCAAAGGATTCATTACTGATCTAGAAGCAACTGGATATAAGATTGATGTTATTGGTGGATGGAGACCAGCAGGAACTGGTGGTGGTACTGGACCTGCTGATGCTGATTATGATAAGAACAGATATGCTCACCCATACGGAGCATCGATCGATATTAACCCAACAAAAAACCCATATGGAAAAGCGTTGGTCACTGACATGCCAGATAACATCGGTGAGATTGCTGCAAAGCATGGACTAGGATGGGGTGGTGCGTGGAGTAGTGTTAAAGATGCGATGCACTTCTCTGCTATGAAACGTGAGGGTGGTAACAGAGACTTTGATATCTTTGATAAGCCTGGACCTGCCTTTAGATATGGTGGTGATGTTGGTTTGAATGGTCAGGAACAGATCACTGTTGGTGAAGAAGGTCCTGAAATTGTCATGAAAAATTTGGTTTATGAACACAAACCGATCTATGAAATGTTGTCTGCTTTTAATGCCGCGACTACTCCAGATCAGTTAGTCAGTGCAGTTGAGAGACATGCTCCAGAGATTTTGATGTACGATGAAGAGGGAGATGATATGGGTGATGAACCCATCATTATTATTCAACAGGCTCCTTCACCTCCTCCTATCATAGTTGGTGGACCTACGATACTTCCCAAGAAGAAATCAAATGCATCAAAGACTTTGTTAATGCAAAAACTACAGGGTTGAAATAAATAACAACACTAGGACTAGCAAATGGCAGCAGGAACAGAAGGTTTTACAGATACAACAGGAGGTCAGTCTCATCTTGGGTCACTGATCTCCAAGGCTATTGCTGCGCGTAGATTTGCTGAAGATGAGAGGAAGTTAGCGGAAGAGAAGGCAAAGAAAGCAGGCTATGATAGTCTGGAAGAGATTGGTGTAGAGAAAGGATACTTTTTCAAGGCCGCACTGAAGAGTAAGTTTGGTGGGTCTTATCTATCAGGTAAGAGGCAAGATATTAAGGCAGCAGTTGATCGTGTCAAACTGCTGAAGAATCCCAAGGCACAGTTCTGGAACTTTGTAGACAACAAAGATTCTGAAGGGAAAGATGTCAAGAAACTGAATCAAGTTGAGAGATTTCGTAAACAGTTTGACAACTATAACTTTCAGAGTGCCAAGCGACCACCAGAGAAGGAAGTAAAGGCAGAGACGGAGGTAGTACCCAAGAAGATGTCTCCCTTCCAGCTGGAGCAGTCCAGGAAGGCGAAGACAAAAGAAGCAATGCTCGCCAAGACAGAGGCGAAGACTGCCAAGGCAGCGTCATCTGGTGGCGGTGGTAGAGTTTCTAGAGAGGATATCCTCACCGCAGTCACAGCGATTGCATCGTCACTAGAGAAGACAGCGCAGTCCATCAACAATACTATCGGTGAGACTAAAATTATTGCTGATGGTGTTCAGTCCATTAAGACTGATGTAGTTGTACAGTTGAGTGAGAGAACTGATAGCATTGAAAGTAAACTAGATGCTATCGTTGCTGCTATCAATGAACAGACAGCACTTCAGAAGAAGATGAATGATGATGCTGAAACTAAACAAGATATAACAGAAAGACAGCAGCAAGGAGATGGTGCAGACTCTGGAGACTTTGATGATGTCACCACCAAAATGGATGAACGCTTGGATGATCCTTCCGACGCGGAGTTAAATCTAGGTGACGTTGGTAGTCCTGCTGCTACATCTGCACAGGACATTGAGTTTCAGCAGCAAGACAGGTATATGCCTCAAGCTGAAACGGGTGGTATTATTTCTGGACCTGATGAGGGATACCTTGCCAAGTTACATGGTGATGAGATGGTCATCCCACTTGACAATAACTATACCCAAGGTCAACCTAGTGCAATGGATGGTAAGGTTCGTCCTGTCCCAGAGACTCCTGCACTTCCTAAATTTGAGACAGGAACTCCCCAATCATCTGGACTTGGTAGCAAGATAGGATTCAGCAGTCTTGATCTTGGTAACATGGGATCAAAATCTAACAGTGCTGCTGATAACTTGGCACAACCACTCATGGATGCAATGTCATTACCTATGATGGTTGCTGGTGGTACTATCTTGTCTTCGGTTAATCAATTGATGAATCAACTGGGTCCAGAAAATTCTGATGTTGCTGGTGAAGTAGCCAAAGTTGCTAGACCTATTGCTGATGTTTTCGGACTGCCTAACAATCTAGTGAGTAAAGTTTCTGGTAGATCTGGGTCAGAAGATAGCTCTGACGAGAAGAAACCGAAGAAGAAAGAAGACAAGAAAAAGGAAGGGTTCTTCAAGAATATTCTATCCAAGATGGGTAGTCTGATGGGTGGAGGAGGAACACCATCTCCCAGAACACCAGCAGGTGACACGCCAGATGGATCACCCACTGATGTACCTCCAGGTGCTGGTGAATCTGGTGATATGATCACCACTGGTGCGAAGACAACCTATTATGATCCTGATCTGGGCGGCATCAATGCTAGCGGATTTAAGACTGCGGAAGGATTGCCTGCCACATCAACAGGAGAAGGATACAAGAGAGATGTATTCTCTGCTGCTGCATTCCCACCATTCCTGGCAAAGTTACCTCGCAGCATGACTGTCCCTGCTCAAGGATTCCCTGGTGGTAGAACACTCAAGTCTCCTTTCAATGTAGTTGTAACTAATACGAAGACTGGGAAGAAAGCAGTAGTCAGAGTCAATGATGTTGGCCCTGGTGTTGAAGGACATTCAAGCAATCACATGCTTGACTTGAGTGTTGCTTCTAGAGCATACCTTGGAACTGGTGAAGGATATAGCATTGCATTTGCTAAACCAGGATCAAAACCAGGACCACTTGTCGAGGCACAACCAGAGAGGAAGACAACATCAGATAGTTTAGAACCAGGAGATACTCCAACTGATTCGCAAGCAATTAGTCAGGACTTTGGAATGAATACTCATGACAAGATGAAGTTCATGCATGATGGAGTTTTGTATGAGGCATACAAAACTGAAAAGGGATTTGATTTGTATAGATTGGGTGGAACTATTTTCAGGGGTGTACACATTAAGAAAGATGATCCCACTCATGCTGCTGTCTTAAAGAGTTTCTTGCAGACTGCAAGAGAAAAAACTAGTGCTGCATCCATTACACCCCCCGCTCCTAAAGAAGCAGCAACTACACAGCAAGAAGCATTGAAACCACCGTCAAGGAGAAGAGGACAGGGATCAACTGCGGGTGTAGCTGCGTTAAATATAGAAGGGAAAACTTCTGCGACCACCACTCCTCCACCTGACTCGCAAGCCGCTGTCGTTCCAGAGGGTGGTGATAATAGTTTGACCGATGCATACAATTCAACACCAGTAACTGCTTCGTAATATGGCACAAGAATTACAATACGCTTCCAGTTTTAAACCTAAAAGTGTTGTCATCAAATCTATTGGTGGTGATGAGAAGGACATCGTTGACATGGTGCAGAACCTGCACTACTTTGAGAACATCAGTCTTCCTACAAGAGAAGCAACTCTCCTTATCGCAGACAATGGAGAGAACTTGATCGCTAGTCTTCCTATTCAGGGGTATGAAGACATCACTATTACTATGGAAGCAAATGACATGGAGGATCTAGAGTACAATTTTAAAGTTTTCCGTGTCTTTGATAGATCAAGTTCTGATCGTGTTCAGTTTTATAAACTTGGTTTGATTTCTAATGAGGCCCTGATTAATGAGACTGTTAGAATACCAAAGTTACTGACTGGTAAACCAGACACTATTGTTAGTGATCTACTGAAAAATAATCTACAGACAGAGAAAGAAATTAAAACAGATCCTACTCTATTCCAGGTAAGATTTCATCCAGGTAAGAGAACACCTTTTGCAATCATCAAGGGACTGCTAACAAAATCAGTAGCACAGGACTCAAAGAACAAGACAACAGAATCAACTGGTGGTACTAGTGCTGATGGGCAGGGTGCTGTTGCTGACATTGAGTCGGGAGCTTATGGCAAGATGTCTGGGTCTGCTGGATACTTATTCTATGAAAACTATGAAGGATATCATTTCAACTCTATCGATAGACTAAACAATCTAGAAAAGAATCCTCCTGTACTGCAACTCTATCAAGAGAACGAAGGACTTCAAAACAAATCTAGAAATAAAATTCTCAACATCGATTTTAAACAAGAGATTGACATGCTCACCAAGTTGAGGATGGGAACGTTCTCTTCTGTTGTGTGCTTCTACAACTACAGCACTGGAGCATACGAAGAGTATGCATACTCTCTCAAGAATTCTTTTGATGAGATGAGTCACCTTGGATCGCAGTCAGGTATGCTCAAGGGACAGGCAGATCTGGCATCGAAACCTACAAGAATCATGTCAGCATTGATCGATCATGAAACATGGTTTGATGACAAGACAGTGGCATCACCAGAGAAGAAAGATGGTGGTAGCAATGAAGCCGAGTTCCCTGACTGGCAGAAGAGTTACGTTGCACAGTCTATCTCTAGACTAAAGAGTATGAACAACCAAGAGGTGAAGATAACTGTTCCTCTACATGCGGAGTTGATGGTCGGTCAGACAGTAGAGATCTTCATTCCTAATATGATTCCTAGTAAAGATAGAAGTGAGGAGTCTTGGGATCCAGAACATAGTGGTGTATATCTCATTGCTAAATTGAATCATGCCTATGACTTCAAGAACATCAAAGGAAACACTCACCTCACTTTGATCCGCGACTCATATGGTCGTAGAGATAACGTTTCTAGTGCTGAAACTGCCTAATAAATAATTAAGTAACTGCTGCTCGGTATGGATCCCGTATTATCATCATTAATGCAGACGAATCAGGTGGGAGACGATGGTTTCCACTGGTGGATTGGTCAGATTGAAACGTCACCTACCGATGATCCTAAAAAGTCTGGCAGGTATCGTGTAAGAATTATTGGACATAACCTCAAGGATACTACACCCACGAAGGAGTTACCTTGGGCACAAGTTATGCTGCCAGTCACCACACCTTTCAGTGATGGTGGTGTCACTGGTGCTACTGTAAACCTACGTGCAGGTAACTGGGTCACTGGATTCTTCCTTGACAATGACAGACAGAAACCAATCATCATGGGATCGATTGGTCACACCGCTGGTGCAACTGAAGTTAAGGTAGATCTTCCGCAGAACACTGGAGAAGGATTAGGATATACTACAGGTACAGACCCAGAATCTAAAGCACAAGCTCATCGTTCGATGAAGAATCAGGATGGTACTGATCCTGACACTGGTGCTAACGTAGATGGTGGTGAACCTGATGCAGCACAGGCCCACGAAGAGAACGGTGCTCCCGCTATCATTGCAGCACTGCGCGGCAAGCACAGTGAAGCAAACCCTATTGGTTCTAAAGCATGTGTTACTATTGCTAACCCTACCTGTGGTACAGAGAGTAACTTCTCGAAGCAACTGACTAACATCGTTGGTGATATGTTGGCAGCGAACCAGTCATCTGGTGGTCAACTTGGTAGTTACTATGTCAGTCAGGTCAATGGATTCTTGTATGATAAAGTATCGATTGCTCGCTATCACATTGGTAGAGTCACTAGACTAGTAAGAAGTTTGGTTGGTAGAATCCAGTCAGAAATTATCAGAACTATTCGTCAGGGTATTGAAGACCTAGTTAAGATTGCGCTGGGTCTCAACGTACCAGAAGAAGAGAAAGAAAAAGTACCCGTCGATCCTAAACAAGACTTTGATACTGTCAAACCAAAAGGTAATGTACTGAAGACAATCAAGAAAGTTCTTGACCAGATCTTGAAAGCTCTTGGTTGTGCTATCGAAGATCTTATTGACAAACTAGTACAGTTCTTGACAGATCTTCTGTTTGATTTTGTCATGGAGATCTTCTCTCCTGCTGCTTGTGCTATCACTAACCTAGTTGATGGTATTGTCAATCAGATTCTAGGATTGATTGATGGATTGATTGCTCAAGTTCTTGGACCGATTCAATCGATACTATCAATCATTGGTGGTGCTGTAGACCTTGTGTCTTCTGCAGTCCAGAAAGTAATGTCGTTCCTTGGCATCAACTGTAGTGGACCTAGTAGTAAGTGTTCCGAGGAAACTGTCAAGTGTAATGACTGTGGAACTGATGAAGATGAGGAAGACTTCCTTGATAAACTACTGAAAGATCTAGAGGACGGTGATACTGGTGAGCGTTTTGATTGTCCAGAGTCTCTAGACTATTCTGATGCTCCTCCAACTCAAGTTATTTTCGTTGGTGGTGTTCCCGAGTGGGATCCTCCCGAGATTCCTTCTGGTGGTTCAGAACCTCCAGGTAATCTATTCCCTGGCGTTGAAACTCCACCTAATTTCTTCCCATCAGAGGCCGAAGATCCATCCAACGATCCCAACATCATCCCACAGTTTACTGACGATGATGGAGATGACTTCTTCCCTGGTGGTAACTCACCTACGCCAGAAGGTATCATTCCTGACGATGCTCCTGATGATGCTGACCCTGATGATGATCTACCTGTAGATCCTAGTGGTGGTAGATACTATACTGTTGTTGCTGATCCTACTCTAGTGACAGAGGGTGATACAATCACCTACACGATCAGGACATCTAATGTTCCTATCGGAACTATTCTAAAGTATAGATTGAGTGGCGACACCATCGTACCTGAATACTTTGACAGTGGTAGTCTCACTGGTGACTATGTAATCACAGAGATTGACACCATCGAGGAAGAAACAGTCAATGATGACGATGAAGTTGTTACTGTGCAGATTCCTCTTGGTATTGGTACAGTCCAGGTAAAACTTGCTGATGATAATGTATTGACAAATGAGTATCAAGATTTGGTATTCACTGTAGTTGACGAGGAAGATCTTGACACTGATGCTTCGGCTCTTGTCACTATTACTTATGATGCATACGGTCTAGTCAATCCAAACTACAATCCAAACACAGTACCTACTGAATTCGTTGATGTCACCACTGACAAACAGCTATACTATGAAGGTGAAGACATCTACTACACCATTACTACACAGAACATCCCTGATGGCACACGTCTACAGTATCAACTCTATGGTGACATCAGACCAGAAGATTTTGTTCAGGAAAATCTAAATGGTAACTTTGTAGTCCGTAATAACACAGCAAGAGTTACTGTTGGTATTGTTGAGGACTTGGATAATGAGCGTGACGAGAAGGTATACTTCAAGGTTGTAGGTTACGATGCTACAGCAACAGTTACTATCGTTGGAACATATGTTGACGAAGAACCTGTTACCGAAGCACCTAGAGTAGAACTCACGAAACCAAGAGCAGATCTTCCTATCACTGATGACGTTGGCACTATCATACAAATTCCTATCAAAGATACTGGTGATAGATACAAAGAAGCACCTAGAGTTATCATCAGTTCTGGTAAAGGATTTGGTGCAACTGCTATCGCTCTCCTAGATGATAGAGGATACGTTTCCGAGATCAGAGTCACCAAGGGTGGCCTAGGGTATAAGGTCAACACTCCCGAAGATAATGGAATCGAATGTATCATCGACTCCTTCACACTGATTGCTCCTGGTATAAAATACAAGACTGCTCCCACCGTATACATAAATGGTGAGAAGGGAATTGCTGAAGCAATCATTGATGAACGAGGATTTGTTATCAGTGTCAGAATCCTAGATCGAACAATTAAATACACAAAGACTCCCAAGGTGCAAATCATTGGTGGAAGTGGAAGTGGAGCAATCGCTCTACCTAACATGGTATGTCTTGATCCTGATGCTCTCGCAACTAGAGGCGCTGTCAAGATCGGCACTGGTAAATATATTGATTGTCCCTAATGGCAAACGTACACAACAAAACAGATACAGTAAAACCATCTGCCAAGTCATCTACACTTGGCAAACAAGATGGTGCGGCAGAACCTACGTCTGGCAGAAAAGATGGTGAGTTAAGTACAGAACAATTTTGTACAGAAAAACCAGCAGTTCATTGGGTCTCCAATGGTTGGACCTGCATGGACTGGGCTGGTAGTGACGGTCAGCCTGGAGGTTACGTCGTAACCAACGGTCAAAGTGCTATGTTCTTTGACGAGACAGGCAACATGACATTCTCCACTGGTGTCCCTGGTCAAGCAGGGTGTGGTGGTAAGTTGGTATTCAACAGTGCCGACCAGATTCATAATGCTAGTGGAACTATTACAGTACAAGCGAAGGGTCCTAAAGATGCCACAAGAACATCAGATGATAGAGGAAACCGAGGAGAGTCTACAAAGGAAGACCATGCATACTCTGTGTATGCCGAAGGAAAGGTCGCTATTGAAGCGCAAGGAGATTCCTGCGATCTTAAGGGCGACAACATTACAATCAATGCTCTCAAGACATTAACACTCAAGGCAGGAGAGGCAGTCAACATCGAGGTCGGTGATGGCAACGGTAAGTTTAGTGTCTGGTGTGGAGACTACAACCTCAACACCTCATTCAATAACAAGACTATTGGTAGTGCTGACTACGTTGATGGTGCTGGTGAGAAGACGTACAACACCACACAACCAGGATCAACTGAAGCTACCAACAGTGTTGGAACTATCAACCATAGTATTACAGGCAACTATAATCTTGGTGTTGGTGGTCACTACAACATCAATGCCCTTGCTAACATCAACCTCAAGTCAACCACTGGTGGTTTCGGTTTAGATACAGTTGGCAACCACTACCTCAAAGCAGGTGGAACAAAGACTGAAGAGATTTTGGGTGTTGTCCCTGCTATTGGCGACAAACCACCAGTGGTGGGTGCATGTTGGGACCTCTCACTAGGTCCAGGCAAGCAATCATTCAAGGCAAACATGGCCAGCGGTGTCGAGATCGTGTCTGCCCTAGGTGTGAACAAGATCACCATGGCAGGGGTGACAACTGCAACGTTTGCTGGTACACTTACTGTCAAAGCACTCACCATTTTCCTCAATTGAAAATCGACCTTCAGTTACCAGAATTCCGAAAAAAATTCGCCGCCAAAAAATCGCCCAAAAGGTCGAGTTGACATTTTCGGCAAATTGCCCTATAATCATTGTATGAATTTGCTATATCATGCACTACAAACCCTATTCACCAGAGTGGCATCGATACAGGTATTTGAAAGAAGCAATTGACAAGTACCTTGATGATTATGTCGATAACGACATTATCATGGATGACATTCTAAATATTGTGTGTGACCGTCAAGAAGCGGCACATGCAGAGTATCATAAACTCGAAGATCTAGAACTAAAACTGCGAGACTAATATGCTTTCTACTGCCTACCGACTCCGATTGGAGTCGATCTGTCAATGTATCGCAAACAAAGAACAAGTGCCCTTGGAAGATATGATTTGGGCAGAGAAATTAGCAAAAAGGCATACAACTGCCCGAGATTGGTTGAATAAAGCACGTCGTCAGGCTGCTCAAGACATCGAGGAGGGCAGTATGGATGATTTTATGAATAAGATGGGATTAGGCGACCCCGACCCATCTAATTACAAAACGGGGTTTTCTGGAGCTGATGAAATCGTAGATTGGTTCAAACAAGACAAACCTGACGATTGGCGTCAACGTGACTAGATACAGCATTATCCACAAAGATGGCACTGAAACACCATATGTTTGGTGCGACAAAACCAAGAAAATGGTAATTGACACTAAAATGACAGAAACAGCGGTTATCTACTCAAATGGCAATCAAGAGTGTGAACGCATGGCTATGCTTTTACGCAGTTTGCCTCAAATCAGCGAATTTCTCGAATATCGCGTAGATAAGCATTATTCAGAAAAAGCATTTTACGACGAATTTGGAAAAGAGGCGACTTTTCCACAAGTGGCGATTGGATACAAGCATATCGGTTCTATCAAGGACACGCTTCAATACTTAAAAGGCGTTCATTGGATTACTTGACGAAAAAGGGTGTATACCTTATAATATACAAGTCCTCAAGGGGCGGTGGCGGAATCGGTAGACGCACCAGACTTAAAATCTGTTGACTTCAAAGTCGTGAGAGTTCAAGTCTCTCTCGCCCTATTCCACTGCTAAATAAAATGTAGTGGGAATGTTATGAAATACACACTTTCACAATCTTATTGTTTTTACATGGGAATGGTGGTGAGAATGTATTTCATTCAAGGTATCCCATATACCTTTGATGAACTACCACAATTAGTACAAGATCATCCAGCAGTTCAGACTGAAGCATTAGAAGGTCGGGATTGGGACGATGAAGAGTTGTACAAGTGGTCTTCATATCTCGCATGTGAGGAATGTCATCCTCTAATGTTTGATATTGAAGTTAATGATCCTGAACTATTACCTAAAGATGATTGATTTATTTTGTGATTGGTTTGAGGGAACGTGGGAGAATAAAGTTCAGGCATTTTCGTATCCCGCAAAATATGCTATGGTGCGTCTGAAGCACGAAAAAGTGCCAGGAACAGACTCCATGTTTTATGGAGAACAAGCATATAATTACTCTCTACATGCCCCCTATAGGCAATTCGTTATTGAAGCTATTCAAGACGGTGATGTAGTTAGAGTGAAGAATTACGATTTTGTCAAAGAGTCATTTCTCGGATTCAAGAATCTTGATCAAATCAAGTACGATGAAGGGTTGACACACAAAGAAAATTGTGATACAATACTAGAGTTCGATGGCAAGGCATTTCGCGGTTCAGTCGAGGGATGCAGTTGCTATGTGGACTGGCAAGATCAGGTAACCTATGTCAAGAATGAAATCTTCCTCACAGAAGACAAATATCATGTGGTTGACAGAGGTTACTTGCTCAACACCGAAAATCAGGTTTGGGGCGGTAAATACGGTCCATTCCAATTTGCCAAACTAGCTCAGCTGGATAGAGCAGCTGTTTTGTAAACAGCAGGTCAACGGTTCAAGTCCGTTGTTTGGCTCCAGTCGGTATGGCGGAATTGGTAGACGCGCTGGGTTTAGGTTCCAGTGTCCTTGCGACGTGGAGGTTCAAGTCCTCTTACCGACACTAAACGGATTGGCGACATCCGTGCTCACATCTCCGAGAGAAAAAAGAATCGGAAATCCAACCCATGTGAGAGAGAAGTGGGATCCTTCTCGGTGCTACCGCTGTGGGACGCTGCAGCGGTTATTTTCAGGGGAATTAGCTCAGCTGGTAGAGCGCCTGCTTTGCAAGCAGGATGTCAGGAGTT